CGTAGTTGGCGTAAAGATTACTATGAGCCTTACAAAAGAAATAGAAGTGATGCTCGTGCGGCACTAACTGCAAGTCAGCAAGAGGAAGAAGAAGTATTCTGGGAAATGTTTGACGAGTTTAAAGAATTTGTTACAAACAAAACTAATTGTACTGTTTTACATCACCCGCAACTCGAAGCAGATGATTTGATTGCAGGTTGGATACAATCTCACCCTAATGACAATCATGTTGTTATTTCAACTGACGGAGACTTTGCACAATTAATTGCTCCCAATGTAAAGCAGTACAATGGTGTACAAGATGTAACAATTACTCATGAAGGTTACTTTGATAAAAAAGGTAATCCTGTAATTGATAAAAAAACTAAAGAGCCTAAGCCTGCTCCAAACCCACAATGGTTATTGTTTGAAAAGTGTATGCGTGGTGACACAAGTGATAATGTGTTTAGTGCATATCCAGGTGTTCGAGTAAAAGGCACAAAAAGTAAAGTAGGCTTAATGGAAGCATTTGAAGACAAAGAATCTAAAGGCTATAACTGGAACAACTTAATGTTACAACGTTGGGTTGATCACGACGGCAAAGAACATAGAGTACTTGAAGACTATCAACGTAATGTAACACTTTGTGATTTAACTGCACAGCCAGATGAGATTAAACAAATATTAGCACAGGTTATTGCAGATAATAGCAAACCTAAAGAAGTTGGACAAGTTGGTGTAAAACTTATGAAGTTCTGTGCTAAACACGAACTTAATAGAATTAGTGAACAAGTACAAAGTTACAGCGAACCGTTGAATGCAAGGTACGTCTAATGGAAGTTATTTGGCACATATTGTTAACTGTATGCTTAGGATCAACCTGTTTAGATCAAGATGTTCAATGGTTTGATTCGCAAGATGAATGTTTAGAGATGTTGCCTGTGTATAAAGATCTTCCAATAGATGGTGACTGGGATACTGTAAAATATGAATGTAAACCAATAGGATCATTGTCAGCATGAACGAATTAATGGACGAAAATTACTTAGATGCTTACGAACTGATAGAGTGTCCAGCAGAAGAAGTAAAAGAATTTGTACATTCTTTACCAATAAATTTAGGTAGACCTATACCATCAGATGAGTGGTATAGAGAAGATGTTGCTAAACAAATTGGCAAGTTTCTTGCAGATTTACCTGTCCAAAATATGTCAGTTGACGAAATTGTGAAGTTAAATAACTTAGCAAATATGCCTGAAGATTTATACACACTTCAGACTATAGAAGCAATAAAAGGTCAAGAAGGCTACAAAGAAACCTATATTAAAGAAATGCTTGATCGTGATAAACGTGATTTTCGCGAAAGAGAATTTTCTTTAGAGACTATTATTGAAGCAGTCGAAACAGGAAGTTGTAGACCTGTATTAGTTGTAAAACTAAACAATGGTCAATATGTTATTGACGGCAGAACAAGATTGTATGCGGCAATTGCCGCTAACAAAGATGCAAAGGTAATTATGGTAGACGATAAAAATTTAAAAGAATACTTAGGAGGTGTATAGATGACAAATTTAAAAGCAAATCCAATTGTGGCAGGTAAGTTTTGGATTGTTGAAGAAGACGGAGAAAGAATTGGTACGCTTTCTAAACAGGAAGACAAATCCTTTATGTACTGTTGTAACACACATACAAAATTTTACGAAAATGAAAAACAACTAACAAGAGATGTTGACATTGAATGGGGCATCAAAGATGCTGAAGTTGTAAAGGCAGACAAAGAAGTTCACAGTTTTAGAACATCTTGTGTACCACATAATTCAATGTATGATGTTAAACGTAAACTACCGTTGTTTACAAAATCAAAAAAATCAAAAAGTTTATACTGTGCAGGTTATTACATTATTAGATTTGAAAAAGGTTGGGTAAGAAGTTTTTGTCCTAAACTTGTTACTATTGAAGGTTATACTTCTAAAGGACCTTTTAAAGATGAATTAACCATGCGCCAAGAACTTAGCAAGGCAAACGCAGATGACAAAAGAGCCGATTAATACATCACCAATTGAAACATTTATTCAGCAGGTAAAATCTGCTGATTCATCTCAAGCAAAAGAAGTTAAACTTACTATTCAACAAGCAAGAAGTCTTGCTTTAACATTAGGTCAAGTAAGTGCAAGACTGCACGGAGACTTAGAAAAGTTTGTACGAGATAATGCTGTAAAGGCAGAACAAGAAGTAATCAACGTCGAAATGGACGGTGGCGGTTTTAAAGAAGATTAATGCAAATACAAACTTTGTTTCAAACTGATATCTTTAAAGCAAAAGTTGATACCCACGATCAAATTAAAACATTCTTTACTGCAAACATAGAAAAAGAATTTATTAACAAAGGTCCTAACTGCGACTTTTGCAATGTATACAGCGACTATTTTCCAAATGCTATTGCAGTAGACTGGGAAGATATTCTACCTAAATACGAACAAACCTTAAACAAATTTATTAGTTTTTACGGTTACGACACAGATAAAAACGACTGGAACATAGGTGTTGATGCTTGGTATAATATAACAGGTAAAGGCGGGTGGGGTGAAATACATAATCACTTGTCAAGTCCTCGTACAATACAGGTATGTGCAGTACACTATGTTAAGTATGATCCTAAACTACACGCACCAACTATATTCTATAACCCCTCTGCAGACGGTATAAGAAGCACTCAACCTACACCTATTGCGGATAAACTGCCTGCAAAATACCCTAAAGAAGTAATGCAAGTAGATGTAGAAGAAGGTGATATGATCTTTTTTGCACCGTATTTAAACCATAGTATTCCTGTACAACACAGTGCAGAACCACGAATAACAACTGCTTTTAATATTACAATTACCGAGAAGTAGAGATAAATATATACGTAGTTTATTATGAGGACACGTATATATGAGCAGACCTAAACCTAAAGTACTGTTAGAATACATAGATAAAAAGACATATAAGTCTGACCAAATCCTTGCGGCAGAGGCTATATGGGCAGTATTCTATCAAGGTAAGCCATTTAATTTAAAAACTCAAAATTCACTATCAAGTTTTCCTGGACCTAAGTATAAGAAAGTTTCTTTTTCTAATCCAGGACACGCACACAATCTTGCTAAAAAATTAAACACATTATTCAATACAACTGAATTCAATGTAGTTAAATTAGACAAGGGCGATGTAGTCATAGAGGGATAAGCAATGTACGAATATAAGTGTAAGATTTTACGAGTAGTCGACGGCGACACTGTAGATATTGATATTGATTTAGGTTTTGGAGTTTGGCTTAAAAAAGAAAGAGTTCGCATGATGGGGATTGATACTCCAGAATCAAGAACACGAGACAAAGAAGAAAAGAAATTTGGATTAGCGGCAAAAGACTTTGTAAAAAGTAAAATGCCAGTTGGAAGTATGCAGATCTTAAAAACTGAAATAGATAGATCAGGTGAAGATAAAAAAGGCAAATTTGGAAGAATCTTAGGAGACTTCTTGTTTGACGATGAAAGACTTACAGACATGATGGTGGCTGAAGGTCATGCAGTAGCATACTTTGGCGGAAGTAAAGAAGAAATACAAATGAAGCATATGGCTAACAGAGAAAAACTGTTACGCGAAGGCAAAGTAAAGTGAACTGGAAAGAAACCTACACAAAAATTTTCCTTAAACAAGCAAACATTAGTATAACAGAAGCAACAATAAAACAGTATATGCCAGCGTGGTGGCAAAATACAAGAGTAAAAGATACTGGAGGCTTACGTTTAACTGATGCTGGTTATCTATTTCTCACAGAAAAAATTAGTATTCAATCATACGAAGTTCCGTTTCCACCAGATTTTGAACTTACAACCAACACTGTAATTTGGTTAGACAGGTTTATTACTTGTCCGTATTATCTAACAAGGAATATGATTATAGTATTTGACGAAAAGAAAGCACTCGAACTACATCTTTTTAGTGGAGATGTTAAAAAATATGGTCTAACTAAAGCACTAAAAAGAGCCGACGAAGAATTAACCTCTTGATTTTACTGGCTTTTTAATCTAACCAAAATATAAAAAAACTTTAAAAAAACACTTGACCTTTTGGTACTGTGAGTGTATTATATATACATACTTAGAAATTAAGTATGGCACTGAAACACAAGGAGTACAACATGGAAAATATCGCAAGCCGGACTATTAGTCCAAACAACGCAAAGAAGAGTATTCTTCGAGCATTCAACAAACAACGACCTATCTTTATTTGGGGTGCACCAGGTATTGGTAAGTCAGACATTATTCACCAGATCGGTGAACAGTTAGACGCACTTGTAATTGATGTTCGTTTGTCACTATGGGAACCTACAGACATTAAAGGTATTCCGTATTATGCGGCAAATGATAACACAATGAAATGGGCACCGCCACAAGAATTGCCTACACAGGCAATGGCTAAGAAACATAAAAAAATTATTTTGTTTCTTGATGAAATGAATTCTGCGGCGCCGGCTGTACAAGCCGCGGCATATCAGTTGATCCTTAACCGTAAGGTTGGTCAATATGTATTGCCAGACAACGTACTAATTGTTGCGGCTGGTAACCGAGACGCTGACAAAGGTGTTACTTATAGAATGCCTGCTCCGTTGGCTAACCGTTTTGTTCACTTAGAACTTAAAGTTGATTTTGACGATTGGTTTGCTTGGGCAACTGAAAACAAAATCCACACCGATGTTGTTGGTTACTTGACATTTGCAAAGAAAGATTTATATGACTTTGATCCTAAGTCACCAAGTCGTTCTTTTGCAACACCTCGTTCTTGGTCATTTGTTTCCGAGTTACTCGAAGACGACGATGACGAGAATACCACTACCGATTTGGTTAGTGGTGCAGTAGGCGAAGGCCTTGCTGTGAAGTTCATGGCCCATCGAAAGATGGCATCACAACTTCCGAATCCTTCGGAAATTTTAGATGGTAAGGTAAAAGAGTTAAAGACTAAAGAAATCAGTGCCATGTATTCCTTGACAGTCTCACTCTGCTATGAACTTAAAGAATCCTGTGATAAAAACGACAAGAAGTTTGATACGAAAGTAAACAACTTCCTACGTTTTGCAATGGATAATTTTGACACTGAGTTAGTTGTAATGGGCATTAAACTTGCTCTTACACAATACGAACTTCCGATTGATCCAGACGAAGTTGAGTGTTTTGATGAATTCCATGAACGTTACGGGAAATATGTTACTGCCGCACAGGCATCATAACATTTTGGGTGGGGCATTTTGGTGTCCCACCCAATCTTTTTTGGTTGACAAAACATATTAAATAATGTATACTGTAAGTATAAACAATAAGGAATAGGCACTAACAATGACAGTAGCAACAACAGAAGCAGTTGAAACCCCAGAAATAGAAGTTACAGACGATCTTCGTAGAGAAGTATTAGACAAGATTATTGTCGCTCGTGTTGGTCTTTTAATGCGTCATCCGTTTTTCGGTAATATGGCAACACGACTTAAAGTTCAAGAAGCAAGTGACTGGTGTCCTACTGCCGCTACAGACGGTCGTAATTTGTTTTATAGTGTTCCGTTCTTTGCTAATATGACAAACAAAGAAATTGAGTTTGTAATTGCACACGAGATCCTACATTGTGTTTACGATCATATGAGTCGTAGAGAAAAACGTGATCCGCAGATTCATAACATTGCCGCTGATTATATTGTAAACAATATTCTTGTACGTGATAAGATTGGTGACAAACCAAAAGATATTCCAATCTTTCAAGACTTTAAATATGACGGCTGGACTTCAGAAGAAGTATATGACGAAATTTATTCTAAGTATGACGAAGAAGAACTTAAACAATTAGGTAAACTTCTTGATGAGCATATTGACTGGGACAAAGACTCACAAGGTAATGGTCCTGGTAAAAATGATAACAAAAAGAATGCTGGTGATAAGCCAAGTTATTCTAAAGACGAATTACGTAAGATACGTGATGAAATTAAAGAATCTATGATTTCATCTGCACAGTCAACTGGTGCTGGCAACTTGCCTGCAGAGATACAACGTATGATCAAAGAGTTGACTGAACCTAAAATGGATTGGAGACAACTGCTTCAACAACAAATCCAAAGTACTATCAAGAATGACTTTACATTTAGTCGTCCTTCACGTAAAGGTTGGCACACTGGTGCTATTCTTCCAGGTATGAACTTTGAAGAAACAATTGATATTTGTATTGCAATTGATATGTCGGGTTCGATTGGAAACGAACAGGCACAAGTGTTTCTTTCAGAAGTACAAGGTAT